CAGAAAATACTTCAAAGGAAAAATTAAAGGCCTTATTAGATGAACGTTACCAAGCGGAGATTAAGGATAAGAAACTATCAGATGCAGAGAAACTGGCGTTACAGGCAGACTACGCAAAGAAATTAGAGGATGCGTTAAAGACTGATAACGACAAGAGGAAAGCAGACGAAGAGAAAAAGAAGAAAGAAAGAATTGCGGAACTTGATGCGATGATTCAAATTGAGATTGACAAAGCGAATACATCAAAAGAAGAATTGAAGTTCATCCTTGACGCAAGAATGCAAGAAGAACTTAACAACGTTGAGTTAGGGGAAGCACAGAAGGAAGCAATTAGACAGAAATACGCGAAACAACTCAAAGATGCGATTGAAAAAGATGAGAAGGACAACAGAGAGAAAAAGATTAAAGAACTTCAAGAGTTATTAAGACTTGCGGATGGTAACGCGTCGGAACAAATTAGAATCACACAGGAACTTCAAGACCAAATTAAAAACATTGAAGACCCAACAGAGAGATTCCAATTACAAAAAGGTTATCAAGATAATTTATTATCATTATTAGATACATCATACGCAAATCAAAAGGCAACCATTGAGAATAGTTATGGTGACTTCAAAAGATTTGATTCACAATATTATGAAGACCAAAGACAAGCGTTAGAGAAAAATCAGAGTGACTTAAAATTAGCGTTAGAGAAAGGTACGATATCAAAACAAGAGTATACAAAAAGAGATGTTGAACTCGCAAAGGCACGTAAAGAAATTGGAAAACAAGAGGTTGCGTCCAATCAAGAAAAAACAAAATTAATTGGTGACGCTCTTGGTCAGTTATCTACTATTGTTGGACAAGACACAATCGCGGGTAAATCATTTGCGATTGCGAAGGCAACAATTGATACGTATCAGTCTGCGGTTGCTGCATATAAATCTTTATCAGGAATTCCTGTAATTGGGCCTGCGTTGGGTGCGATTGCTGCTGCTGCAGCGGTAGCATCAGGTATTGCGACAGTGAAGAAAATTGTTTCAGTTCAGGTTCCAAACGCACCATCAAATCCTGGTGGAAACGCAACACAAACAACACCCGCAGCACCAGGTGAAAGACCCTTGGTGAATGTATCCGCAACTGCACCTTCTCCTGTTGGTAGAGCACAAGGTGGATTGGTGAGAGGTGGTGGTGGAATGTTTTCTGATTCAATCCCTGCGATGTTATCAGATGGGGAGTTCGTTGTTAATTCAAGAAGTTCAAGAATATTCCAACCATTACTACAATCAATTAACGACACAGGAAACCTTCCAGGATTTGCAGTTGGTGGAATGGTATCAAAACAAAATAGACCTCAACAAGATAACACAGAGACGATTGTGAACGCAATTCAACAAACATTCGGTGAGACACCAATTCGTACCTATGTAACTGCAACGGAGATTTCAAACCAACAACAATTTGATAGAGTAATTAAATCCCGTTCACTTATCTAAAAAGTGGTATAAATTAGACAAATAGATATTTATTTATAATGGACAACACCCGTATCATAGAATTATTTATTGATGATGAGTATGAAGAGGCAGGAATTGAAGCAATCTCATTAGTTTCAAAACCCGCACATGATGAAGAATGGATGGCCTTTAATTCACAAAAACAAGATGATGGAACAGAAGAGTTTTCACCGTATACAATTGCAGAGGAAAACTTTTGTGATAATAACCCAAAATTAGACGAATTGGGAGAGCCTTCATCCATTATGGAACAAGAAGGTTGGGAGATTGTAAAGATGGAAAAAATGACCCCTTCTATCGTCCACAAGATGACCCAAGATAAGTTCTCCAAACCAAACGATGTATCTGACGCATTAGACACTGATGATTTAAGAATTAGATTCAAATATATTGGCCCTGTTGATGACAGAAACAGAAAGTTCTGTGCTGACATGATGAGGAAAAATAGGATTTATAGAATTGAAGATATTGAACAATTATCAAATCCTGAATTCGGAACGTATAATATATTTTTATTCCGTGGAAGTTTTAACTGCAGGCATGCGTGGGTTAGACTATTCTATAAGAAGGAAGGTTCAATCAGAAATTCAGGATTATCAAATAGAAATAAATCTGAACTTGAAGATGAAGTTGTTATAGGCCCTGATACAAGAAACAAAGGAACAAAAGCAGTTGGGGCAACAGGACTATACGCACCAAGAGATGTTCCTAATCCAAGAAAGGCAACACCACAAAGAATCCGTGAAGATAGAGACCCAAGAGATGGTAGTCAATTTTCTAAACAACCATTCAAACCAAATAGATTTGATAAGGAAGAAAAGGGATTAGAAGATGCATGTTGGCCAGGGTACGAGGCAATCGGCCTAAAAGATAATGGTGACCCTAATTGTGTTCCAGTTAAAATGACAGAGAATGATTTTGCAGACACCATATCAGATTATCCAGAAGGTGTAAAGAACGCAGCGAAACGTGCTGTGGATTACGCAGAAGAAAACGGTTGGGGTTCATGTGGAACCCAAGTTGGTAAAACTCGGGCATCTCAATTAGCCAAAGGTGAACCAATATCAATTGATACAATCAAAAGAATGTATTCTTATTTATCAAGACATAAGTCTGACTTAACTTCTTCAAAGAGTTATGAAGATGGTTGTGGTAAATTAATGTATGATAGTTGGGGTGGAGAACCTGCTTTGAAATGGGCAGAGAGAAAAATTGAATCAATACAAAAACAAATGAGTTTTAATAAACAATATATGACATTTGGTTTTGATGAAGATAAAAAGATTGTAGTGGGAGCAGCAATGGTTCCAAACAAAATGATTCACAGATACGATGAGTTAGGAAACTTATACTATGTGTTTTTCAGTGCAGCATCAATTAAAAAGATGGCAGACAAGTTTATGAAACAAGGTCGTACTGACGAAACTTCGGTAGAACATGACGGCAGAAAACTTGGAAGTGACAAAGTTTATATTGCAGAGTCATGGGTAAGTGATGACCCTATTTATGATAAGTCACATCAATACGGATTCTCGCTACCGCGTGGCACCTGGTTTGTCAGCATGAAGGTAGAAGATGAAAAAGTATGGAAGATGATTAAAGATAAATCTCTAACAGGATTTTCCGTTGAAGGATTATTCGCGGAGAAATCACTATTCTCAAAAGAGGATAAAAAAATAAACCAAATAAGAAAAATACTTAAATCAATTACAGATGAACAGTAAAGAAGCATTAAAAAAAATAATGTCAATTCTTAATCTTACAGAGAACAAGTTCTATGACGCAAAGACCGACCAAGGTATCAATGTGAAAATGGAAGGAGATTCAATGGAGGTTGGAAAAACATTATACGTTGCTACCGATGAAGGAATGATTCCAGCGCCAGCAGGGATTCACAAAATGGAGGATGGTTCGGAAGTTGAAGTTGACGAGATGGGTAAAGTTTCTAAAATCAAAATGACTGACTTAAACTACGGTGAAGAGACAGACGATGCGAAGAAAGAAAAAGAACACGACAAAGCAACTCAAAACAAACCTGTCGCAATGGCAGAGTCAAAAGAAGAAGATACTCCTGTGATGGAAGATGGTGATATCAAACTTAAAGATGGAGACGTTTTAAGAATTGGGGGAGATTCTCCTGAAACTGGAACTAAAATCAAAAAGGTTGGATATGATGGAACATTATCAGCAATCGCTGACGGTTCTTACGAAACAGCAGACGGAAAAGTCATGTCAATCGTAGGAGGTGAAATCAAAGGTATTCAAACGAAAGCAGCTGAAGAAGCTCGTGGTGGTAAATTCGTTGAAGCAAAATCAGGTGACATTAAATTAGAGTCTCCAACATTTGATGTTGGTGAGAAGATTGATGTTGTTAAAGAAGATGGTTCAATGGAAAAAGCACCAGATGGCGAACATCAAATTATGTTAAAGGACGAATCAGGAAATGAAGTAAAAATCAGAGTAATGGTAAAAGACGGTATGATTACCGAAAGAGAAAATGTTGAAGAAGAATCAGAAGACGATATGTCTGGATTCATTGAAGCATTTGCATCTGCTATGAAAAGATTAGAAACAAAGATTGATTCTATTTCAACAAAACAGGAATTACTTGATAGTAAATTCCAAAAATTCTCAAAAGAACCAGCAGGTTCAAGAGTGTTTAATAATCAAATAAACCAAGAAAGTTTTCCATCAAATCCAAGATTGGATGGATGGAAAAAATTAAGAGATACTCTCTCAAACTAAAACAAAATAAAATTAATAAATATGAAAAAAAATCTTAAAAGTTTAAGCTTCAATTACGATTTAGGAGGCCTTGCAGCCTACACGGATGCTCTGAATTCAGACATCATCAGTGAAGCAGTGCTTACTCCTGCAACAATGGAGTACGTTAACGTCATTCCTGGAATAAAGGGAACGCAAAACGTGAACTTATTATCTGAAACATTAGATGTTCAAACAGGTATAAATTGTGGTTGGACAGGAACAGGGCAACAAACATTTACTGTTGCTGCAGTGACCGTGCAAAGTTTCAAAGTTAATACTGAGCTTTGCTTGCAGCAGCTGAACACACTTTGGTTGGGGCAGTATTTGAATCCAGGTAGCTACAACGAAAACGCTCCCTTTGAGCAGGCTATCATTGATTTACAAACGAAGCAAATCAAGCGCTATAACGAGGATTTGCTTTGGAACGCAACAACTGCGTCATCAGTGAACACATTCTCGGGTTACAAAGAATTAATTGTTAATCAAGCGAACACTTCAACAGGTTCAACTGCACCAAATGGTGTTGTTACTTTAACAGGTCAAACTGCTTTATGTTCTGTAACAGGTTCTACATCACAAGAAAAAGGAAACAATGTTCTTGCACAAATTGATAACTTAATCAATGCAATGGATAGAAACGTGTACGACCGCGATGACATCGTAATATTTATGTCGCAGGCTCAGTTCAAGTGCTACATAACCGCGCTGCGTACGGTCAATAATTTTTACATTGATTCTTCTCAAAATAAATTAGGTTCAGTTTATTCTGTTTACCATCCTCAAACAAACTACCGCGTGGTGGGCGTGCCAGGATTGGCAGGCTCAAACTTAATTGTGTTAGGCCCGCAGCAGTATTTCCTTGCAGGCGTTGACCTGGCAAGCGATGAGGACAGCTTCCGTAGCTGGTGGAGTGCTGATTTTCAACAGGTGCGCATAATGGCGGCGTGGAAGTTGGGCACGCAGCTTGCGTTTCCTGAATTCTTCGTGTCTAACGGATTATCTTAATTGATAAAAAAAATATAAGGTCGGGTGAAACATTCATGGAGTAGCCCAACTTTAATCAAATAAACTAAAACTAATAAATCAATATAATATGTCTTGTAATTTAACAAGTGGAATTCAGTTAAGTTGCCGCGATAACGTGGGTGGCGTTGCCACAGCGTATATCACGGACTTTACAAATATCGCTTCAATCACAAAGAACACAGGTGATACAATCACACAAATTTCTGGTTCAGGAACGTTCTATGAATTTCAATTAATTCGCACGTCGTCGCAGTTTACCGAGACGGTAAATGCGTCACTTGAAAATGGAACAGTTTTTTATACACAGGAGTTAGTAACATACTTTGCGAAGTTATCCCAAGATAAAAGAAACATCTTAAAAACATTAGCTCAATCACCTCGTCTTGCGGTGGTTATAGTTGATAATAACGGTGATTCATTTTATTGCGGAGAAACGTATGGCATGTTCGTGAGTGCGGGCACATCGCAGACGGGCAAAGCCTTGGGCGATGCTAATGGCTACAATATCACGCTACAGGCGCTGGAACCTAACCCTATGAATCAATTGGGCGGAACTTTAAGTTCAGTTGCAGCAGGTATCACGGTTCAATAATCTATTTCAAATTAACATGGGGGAACATTACGTTCCCCCAATGTTATATTTATTACTATGATATTACTTAAAACAAATCAGGTGAATACGATGGTTGTTACTGTATCACAGAACGCAACAATTCCAAATCCTGAATGGTTATTTTCTTTTACTCATATCTTTTCAAAACAACAAGTAAGATTTATTCCAACGGATATCTCATCACATAAAGTGAGATACGATGAATTTATTTTTACAGAAGGACAAGGTGTGGG